CTACAGACCCAGACCTGACGACCCAGCTAGAGAGGCACATCGAGGAACTAGCCTACGGAGGCTGGATAGACCGAAAGCCGTCCTTGGACGATTACGAGGGCCAATAAATGCCGATTCCCGCTGAAATCCTCGAAGTCATCCAGAGAGCCAAAGAGCAAGAGGTTGCCGAGAACGCTCTAGAAGCACTCAAGGCAGAGAAGGCAGACATTCAAACCCGTCTGGCCGCAGTCAATACCAAGATCACCAATCAAGTAACCATCGTCCAACAGGCACGCGCCGCACTCAAAAAGGCGGCACAAGCCTTGTAACCACGCAATACAGCGTGACCAATCCTGGGAAGGAAGTCACATCATGGCAGCACAAAAGGGAAACACATACTCAAGCAAAAACAATCGTTTGCTGACAGATACATTGCGCCGTGCTGCATTGGAGAACGACGCCCTAAAACTGCGTCAAGGGTGCGATGCAATCATGGATAAAGCAGCAGACGGCGACCTGTCTGCAATGGCGTTTGTGTTTGACCGCCTGGAAGGCAAGCCCGTTAATAAGACAGAACTTAGCGGCGACCCTGACAACCCTTTGAACATCTTCACATTGACGGAGAGGCGCATTGTCCGTCCTGGGGATTGATACTGCAGAAGTCTTCGCCCCTCTTCTTGTTCCTGCTAGATACAAAGGCGCACATGGTGGGCGAGGCTCCGCTAAAAGCCATTTCTTCGCTGAGTTATGGCTAGAGGAAAACGTAAGCAATAAGTATGACTTCGTTTGCGTTCGTGAAACCCTCAAATCCCTAGAGTTTTCCGTAAAAAAGCTGCTTGAGTCAAAGATAGAGAAGTTCAACGCCGGGTATTACTTTGAAGTACAAGACAGGCGGATTCTCTCCAAGCATGGCGGCGTAACGGTATTTGAAGGGATGCAAAACCATACGGCTGAATCCATAAAGTCTCTGGAAGGATTTGACCGCGCATGGTTTGAGGAAGCTCAAAACGCCAGTGATAAAAGTCTGACCCTTCTGCGCCCAACGATTCGCAAGAAAGGTTCTCAGCTATGGTTTAGCTGGAACCCTGACCTAGAGTCTGACCCAATAGATAAGTTGCTTCGCGGAACAGAGTTGCCGCCTGATGCTGTTGTTGTCCAAGCCAACTACATGGATAACCCATGGTTCCCTGACGAACTCAGGGCAGAAATGGAATATGACAGAAAGCGCGACCCTGATAAATACGCGCATGTCTGGCTTGGAGAATACCGCCGTAACTCAGAAGCGCGAGTATTCAAGAATTGGGTTATTGAAGAGTTTGAGGCTCCCAAAGGTGCTGTGCATTACCAAGGCGCAGATTGGGGATTCAGCATTGACCCTTCCGTACTTGCTCGGTGCCACATCGATGGGCGCAGGCTGTATGTCGATTATGAGGCATACATGATCGGGTGCGAGATAGACAATCTCCCGCACCTGTTCCGCCAAGTCCCTGAGTCTGATAAGTGGTGGATCACCGCTGACTCTGCAAGACCCGAGACAATCGATTACATGCAGCGTCATGGCTATCCCAAGATGGTCGCCGCCACGAAAGGACCAAAGAGCCTAGAAGAAGGCATCCAGTTCCTTCAGTCCTACGACATTGTGGTCCATCCCCGCTGCAAGCACCTAATTGATGAGCTAACGCTGTACTCCTACAAGACCGACCCGCTGACAGGTCAGGTCCTCCCCATTCTGGAGGACAAGAACAATCACCTGATCGATGCCCTGAGATACGCCTGTGAGGGTGTCCGCAAGGCTGGCGGGAAGAAGTGGGATGCAATCACCTACCCAAAGATGGGGATCGTATGAGCATGGCTTTTCTAGTTCGCCTCAACGAGTTTGAGCGGCGACTAAACGAATTGGAACAACGTCTAGCGGAAGTAGAGCAGACCAAGGAAACCGACAATGGCAAAACGAAACGACCATACAGACGACGAGATTCTAGCGAAGATCGAAGCCCAAGAAGCGACCAGCTACGGGATATTTGACGACGAGCTATCGTCTGAGCGTGCGTCTGCCATTGATCGTTACCTTGGCAAGCCGTATGGAAACGAGGTAGAGGGGCGTTCGCAGGTTGTTTCCACGGATGTTTCAGACACGATTGAAAGCATCCTCCCGAGCCTGCTTAAAGTATTCATGTCGGGTGATGAAGTCGTCCGATTCGACCCTAAAGGCCCGGAAGATATTGAAGCGGCGCAACAAGAGACGGATGTTGTCAATCACCTCGTACTAGAGCGTAACAATGGGTTCTTCACGTTCTATACGTGGTTCAAGGATGCTCTGCTTTCCAAGAATGGCTATGTAAAGGTCTATTGGGAAGAACGGGAAGAAGTCGAGACGGAGACGTACCAAGGGCTGACCGACGAAGAATTCGCCTTTATCGTCCAATCCAATGAAGTAGAAGTGATTGAGCACACTGAATATCCAGACGAGGTTGATATTCAGATGCGTCAGCAGGCGATTGAACAAGCCTTGGCGAATCCTGACCAGTACGCAGGCCAGAAGCAGGCGGCACAGATTCAAGCCATGCCCGCCAAGATGCTGCACGACGCCAAGGTGCAGACGAAGGAAACCAAGGGATGCTTGGAGATTGAGCCTGTCGCCCCTGAAGCCATGATGGTTTCGGTAGATACCTCCTGCGTATCCCTGCAAGACGCCAACTTCGTACAGCATCGCGAACAAAGCACCATTGCCGATCTGAGGGAAGACGGGTTTGACGTTCCCGATGATATTGGTTTCGACGAGAACTCTGACCAGTTTGAAGCAGAGGCGAACGCCCGCGACCTGTACAGCGAACAGTATGACCGTGAGTCCTTCAATGGTTCGGATCGCAAGCTGCTGGTGCGTGATACGTACATCCGTATCGACGGCGAACTGTGGCGCTATGTCGTAGTTGGCCAGAAGATTATCCACAAAGAGCAGGCGGAAATCATCCCGTTTGCTGCGCTTACCCCTGTGATCATGCCGCATCGCCATGTTGGGCGTTCGGTGGCGGATCTGGTGAGCGACATTGCCGAAATCAAGACTGCGCTGATGCGTGGTCAGCTTGATGGTCTATATCTTGCGCTGAATCCACGTCATGTGATTAGTGACAAGGTGAATCTTGACGATATGCTGGTGTCCCGTCCGGGCGGGGTTGTTCGGACGATGGGTCTGCCGGGTGAGTCGGTCATGCCGCTTATCTCCCCGGACGTTTCCGGCGTTGCCTATCCCATGATTGAGTACATGGATGGCGTCAAGGAAAACAGAACGGGCGTCACGCGATATAACCAGGGTCTAGACGCAAACTCGCTGAACAAAACAGCGACCGGTGTGAATCAGATCATGACCGCTGCACAACAGCGTATTGAGCTTGTCGCCCGTATCTTTGCTGAAACCGGTGTCAAGGAACTCTTTTACCTTGTACATCGGCTTACGAAGCAGCATTCCCAACGGGAAATGGCACTTCGACTTCGGAACAAGTGGGTAACGGTTGATCCTCGCAACTGGAAAACCCGTACTGATCTGACGGTATCGGTTGGTCTTGGTACGGGCAACAAGGATCAGCAGCTAATGCACCTGATGACCATCCTTCAGGCGCAGGAAAAGGCGATTGCTATCGGTATCGCCACTCCGAAGAACATCTTTAACACCCTTACGAAACTGACGCAAAACGCCGGTTTCCGCAACGCTGAAGAGTTTTGGACTGATCCCGAGCAGAACCCGCAGCAGGACAAGGAACCGCAACCCTCTCCCGATACGATGGTGCTTGCTCAGACCGAGATTCAGAAGACTCAGATCAAAGCCGAGTCTGACGAAAAGATTGCCATGCAGAAAGCGGCTCTGGACTATCAGAAGTCGATTGATATTGAGCAGATCAAGCAGCAGACCGAAGCCGCCAAAGCGCATCAAGCCGACATTGAGAACCAACGCGCCTACACGATGGACGGCATCAAGCTGATTGTCGATCAAATCCTGCAGCAATACGCCGCGCAAGCCTCCATGCAAGCCACTGCAGAGGCTCAGGACAGGCAAAAAGAGGATTCTGGCAAGGCAGATATGCAGAACGTCCTTGCGGCGGCTCTGAACGGCTTCGCGCAAGCAATGCAGAGCATGAATCAGCAGAAACAGATTGTCCGTGATGCTAATCCGCACTGATTCAAGCGCAGGCACTGGATGCGATCATGGCTTTGTACTTTGAGGCAGAACGTTTGCGAGACGAAGAAGACATAGAACTGCTGCTATTGGCAGCGTAAGGAGAAAACATGGCTTATACGAACATTCAGCCAGGCTGGAAAACTAAAAAGGTCACTGCCTCGGGTACCGTCCTTGGTGCTGGTGCGATTTTCGGCGGGATCATGATGCCCATCGCCGGTACGTCTTCGACAGTCACGGTTTATGACGATACCAGCGCCACCGCAGCCAACACGCTCATTCCGACGACTGCCGCTCTTACCGCTGGTCAGTTTGTCAGCCCGACCGCAGGAGTTGTGCCTGTCACTGCAAATGCTGGCCTTGCTGACGGACTGCTGCTGAATCTTGGCCTGTATGTCACTGTCGGCGGCACGGGGTCCCCCACGTTCCTGGTTCTCTACAAGTAAGGGGCGGATATGGCTCAGATCGTAACCGCAGGCGAGCAATGGGTACGCGATACCGTCACGAATGAACTTGTCGGGATCAAGGATTCGGTGGATGGGGAGGTTCGATACCTCCCGTTCGCCAGCATCAATAGTTCCACCGGGGGGATTGTATTTTCCGGGTATGGCGCAGCTATCCCGACCCGTCAAAAATCATCCGTCCTGCTTGTTGGCGATTCATTCATGCAGGCCAATGA